TTGCTTGATGTAGATGGGTGTGGTGCAGAGATAGCAGTAGCAAAGAACCTCGGTGTGTATTGGGGTGGAGCCTTCGGCCAAGGCGGCGTAGATATTGAGCCGAATATAGATGTTAAGTTTACAAAGCATGAGAAGGGTCGCTTACTTGTAAGACCCGGAGCTGATCCGCAGACTAAGTTCGTATTGGTTCGTGGTGGTATGCCTAACTACGAGATCATGGGCTGGATGTGGGGTGCTGATGCCATGGTGCCGGAGTTCTTAGACAAGCCAGACTGGAAGAGACCAGAGATCTATTGTGTCCCCGAAGATAAGTTAAGAAAATACAGAGGGAGCTACGCTAACTAATGGCTACATATGAATACCAATGTCCCGGATGTGGTGATGTCCGAGTGATCGAAAGAAAAATGACTGATCCCGAAGAGACTTACATATGCGATCAATGCCATAACACTTTCATTCGTAAGTGGAGTTCTCCCGGTGTTGTGTTTAATGCCCCGGGTTTTTATAGCACAGACAATAAGTAGAAAAGACTGAACCCCCTCCGGCCTACAGTCCTTTGGGGGTTCAGTAAAACTATACTACCATGCCGCTGACGGCATTACTTACCATAGTCATCCTTCAAGAACTTGCCGCAGTATGGCCATGGCTTAGAGCCACGATCAACATAGATGTGTAGAGCTACATAGAATTGTTCCATTACCGATGCCGCTTTCGGCGGTAGTTCTTTCGGCCCACCATGAGCAACCCAAGTCCGGGGATATTCAATCTGGAATAGCCCTTGGAATTGTTTACGAGTGCCGCTGACGGCATTAGGTCTACCGCCGGATTCACACATCGCAAGTTTTTGCCATGACAAAGGGAGATCCGAAAGTTCGAGCTGAAGTTTTGGAATCTCAATTACTACGGGTGAAGGGTTAGCAATTACTTTTCTGATCTCAATCGGGGCATGGCTCAAAGGGGCTAGTCCTAAGACTAACCCCAATGCGACCAAGCCAATGGTTAATCGGCTTCTCATATATCTATCCTCTCACGGCTATGGAAAGTATCCACGCCAGTATCGGTATCAAGACTAGCAAAGGTTGCCCCTCGCTCATGCCCATAGGCAGGGTGAAAAAGGTGAGAATAAAGAGGGCTACTGTCGGCACTAATCACCCACAAAATTGAAGCTTTTATACTCTTCAACCAATCCGATAATCTTATCGAGACACTCCCCATCGGTCATGTCCTCGCCGTTAATGGCTACCGCCTTCTCGATAGCCTCGACCAATTCATAATCTCTCATAGCAACTCACCACACTTATCGCATGGCAGACCAGTAACTACATCGAGAGCATCGTATTTAGTTTTCTTCCAGCACTTAGTGCAGACGATTACGAAGTCCATTACTTCACCTCTTCCACTTCACCAAGGGTTGTATCTATCGAATAGTTTTTCTCATAAGAGTTAGGCAATTCTTCTAATGAAATTTCGCCTTCTTCTAATTGCTCAATCAGTTGCTTCGCATGCTCCAAGTTGTCGGCATCAAAGCCCCACTTGTTGTCATACTCTTCATGAACCATGATTACGAATCTAGGCATTAAAGGTCTCCCATTTCTGCATCTGCCATGCGAGTCTGCTCATGGTCTGCAACTAGGTCACGGGTTGAATCGAAGTCTGTATAAATATCTGAATCATCTTCGACATCATCAACATTCACCATGCACTTGTTCTCAAGAAGCCATTCGGTAATCGCTTCGGAGTTATCTTCATATCCATAGTGAAGGGTGAAGAATCTATCTTGCTCGAAGTAAAGGGAGAGAATCTGATCCATAGACTTCTTCATTACCCAAGAAGGGAAGTCGCTCTTGGAATCTAGAATTCTTTCCTCGACAGTATCTATGAACCATAAGTGAAGCAGGGTAGTTCCCCCAAGCTTCACGCTGTTATCGGATAGCACTTGATTAACGGCTTTAAGTGTCGCCACTTTATCCGCTATCTGCTCTTCGGTGTATTGCACTTGTATCTCTTTTCTGTAGGTTAGTTGGTATCCAAGATAGACACCCGAAGGAGCAGGGAGAAAACCCCCTGCCCTATCGGCTACTTATCTTTTAATAGCGTTAGGTCAATTACTTCGGTTACGCCTTGCGATTCTTGGTAATTATCTCGGTCGGTTATCCACCACTCCAAGCCTTTAAGTCGGGTCGCTAGGTCATGGTTTGCCATAGGGTCGCTCGAATAAATTACGACCCAAGTCTTATGAACTGTCATTACTTCACCCCCTCTCGGCACTTGTTGCAATCACAATTCGCAACGCAAGTCGGGCAATCGGTGGAGCAATCACCTGCATGAATTGTTAACACCGCTTACACCTCGCAATCATGACCATAAGCCCACTCTTGCGAGTCGGTGTCATCTAATAGGTCGAACACCCGAAAACATTCGGGGCACTTAGCCTTAGTTAATATTCGCATCATAAAACCCTTCTTCTGTAGTGATGTGATAGCAATCCTCGCTGTCATCCACGCAATCGCAATCGCTGTCACCGCATGGGCAATCGCCGTCACCGAAGTGGGCGGCGTATTTTTCTTCGGCTTGTTCTTGGTTCTCGGCGGTAATGGTCAGCACTTGGCAGACCACTTCCATGGTGTAGGTCGGCATGCGATTACCCCCCAACCTTCGGGAAGTAGCAATCGAGGGAAGACTTAAAGCAATAGCCGACCCCCTCGATGTAGTTGATGTGGTCAATGACCCAAGCCCCAAGGGCTAGAAGTTGAATTCCCAAGATCGTTAAAGCGAGGGCGAAAACAATTTCGCCACGGCGGTTTAATTTCATATCCCGAATTCCCCTTCCACGGAAAGAAGCTCTTTTAAGAAGTCGGTTACATCATTAGGGCGGTTTGCATATTCGGTTAATGCGTCAGCCAGTAAACCTAATTCCATATATCCGAAAGAAGAAGAAGGCTCTTTCCAATCACCCAAGGGAGTGCCGAATTCTTCTTCGGTGTATCCGATTAGGTCGAGGAACTTACGGAAGGGAGCGAACCCTTTATGGTTAGAAGAGAAGGAGTAAAGACTTTCCACTCCCTCGCAATATGTCGGAGAATTTTCGGAAGCCCAAGCAAGAGCCCCTTCTTCCTTATTTTCTTTCATCTTGTTATCTCTTTTCTGTAGGTTGGTAATGCTTAAAAGTCTTAAGCATTAAGAAGGGGAGAGGTTTTTAAGACTCTCCCCGACTTAACGGCTAAGCGGTTACGGCTTCGATTCCTGCCTTCCCATATGCCTTTAATAAAGCCGTGCAACGGGTTTTACTTAGTAACGCAACGGCGAGAATTTCGCCCGTGTTGCGGTCTTTAATTGTTGTTAGTTGCTTCATTCGGAATCAACCTTTACATCTTTAAGAGCCTTCAGCCCTTCGATTACTTTCGGGTGTAATTCTTCCCGAAGTGTTGCGAAAGAATCAGCCGGCCAACCGGCACGGAAGCAACGGCTAAGTAATTCCATGAGTGCATTTTTTCGGTCTAACACGAAGGCATTACTTAAGAACTCGAAAGCCTTTTCTTTATCTCCCAACTCATAGGCGTAGGCACTTTTAATCGCTTCGACATGAGCCGATTCACCTGCAACCGCCTTAAATAAATTTAAGAAGGTAATCGAATCAGCAGGAGTTAAAACTAAACCGCATGCACCCATGGCGTAATCACGAACCTGTAATGAGTGATGAATTCCAAGGAAAGCGGTTTTAATTGCGAACTCTTCAAGTGGTGTTGAATCTTGAAAAGCCTTAAGGCATGAATTAAAAGCCCCGACCGATTCGCCATGAGTCGGAAGTGCTTCGGTTTTAATTGCGTTCACTTGTATCTCTTTTCTGTAGGTAATGGAATTCGGAAGCCCCGAACCCATGCCCCAATTCTGCCCGATATTCGGGGGAGATTCAACGACCGAAAGCCCCCAAGTTTTCGGGGTATTTACGCAACACCAGAAAAGAAGCTCTTAGATCGTAGGAAAAGTGGGAAGCCGTGAAAGTAGTGAAAAATAAGGGTTTTCTATCCACCGAAGAAAAGCCGAAGCCCCAAGCCCTAACCGATTAACGCAACACCAAGAGACCAGGAGACCGACCAGGAGACCCCAAGCCCTGCCCTTTCCCTGCCCCTGCCATGGCATGCCAAGCCCCCGACCTTCCCCCCTTCCCCCCTCTCATGCCCCCATGAATGAGCCCGAACTATTAG